CAGTGCTTGGATTATTTTACTGTCGATTGACTTGCGGCACTCAATATCAATGTAGGTCACATTTTTCTCTGTGCCTATTCTGTGCGCCCTGTCTTCTGACTGCATACGCTCCTCCAAGTTAAAGCTGTTCGAATAGTAAATCGCATACTCAGCCTTGTTGAGCGTAATACCAATTCCACCTGCCTGTGGATTTGATATAAAATACTTTACATCGGGGTCATTCTGAAATTTATGTACGGCAAGCTCTCTGTCGTCATTAGAGACATCTCCGTGATAACTTACCGCCTCAGAGCCTAATAGCTTCTCTATGGCTCTTAAATCGGCTTTAAACCGCGCCCAGATGATTGTCTTACCACTGATATTGCCTAGCACCTCTCTCAATGCCTCAATGCGTGGGTTTACTTTATCAATCGGAATAGATGAATCTTCGGTTGGAAACCAACCACATAATATCTGTTGTAGCCTGAGAAGCCGTGTAATCGCCTCTGGAACCTCTATCATGTTTCCCTCAAGCTCTGCGACAAAAGACTTCTTCAGCTCTTTGTAGAGCTTGCTCTGAGCCGCAGACATCTCAACGTAGTGTCGTTGGTATATCTTCTCAGGCAAATCCAAGCACTCATTCTTCAGAACTCTGAAGCTGTACTTGCCAAGACGCTCGGTCAGTTCATCCATATTTTGGTAGCCGACAATCTGCTTGTTCTTAAATCCACCCATCACACAGTACCTCTCCTTAAACTTGTAGAGCGATGTCGCCTCAAGAATATCAGGGTTAAGAAATTTAAATTGGGCGAAGACATCCTCAGCACCTTTGGTCACTGGCGTACCTGTTAAGATTCTCTTGGCTATCACATTCGGATGTTTGCCAAACTTCGTAATCATCTTGGTGCGCTTCGAACTCGGTGTCTTTATACGACTACTCTCATCGACAACCATAAGAACTTTATTATTTTTCAGAGCGACCATCATATGCTTCTGAGCCATTACAGATGTAAATGCCTCCACGTTAAATGCGAATATCTTTAATCCGTCATACTCCAGAACTTCACCAAACTTCTCAATTTGCTTCTTCTTCATTTGCGCTGAATAGAATGTCGCCTTGTACTCACACGCCATGTGAGTTGGAATTTCAATGTTAACCCAATTCCGATGAACACCATTAGGAGCAATAACAATCACTGTGTCGATTGCCTTGTTCTCGTAGAGATATGCGGCAGTGTCGATTATGACTTTAGTCTTGCCAGTGCCTTGCTCCATGAGAAGTGCAAAGCCTTTCCTCTTCTTGCTAAGATCAAATGCCTTCATTTGATGTGCAAATGGTTTTGTTTTAAATTTCATTTTGTTTCTCCCTTGGCGCACAAGTACTAGCAATGAATAGCAATGTCAAGTAACCAATCAAATTAAATATCCAAAATCATTTGTGTTAAAACTTTATCTCCAGAGTTATATTGTTTTGTCTCACCTTTTGGGTATGGGTGCGTTTTGTAGTTAAGACATTTCTTTAATATTTTTTTATCTGTTTTATTGGCGGCAAAATAAATATACCTATGCTTGCGTGGTCGATCTATGTACTCATATATGTCTGGATTATTTTTTCTTTCTTCTAAATTAATTTCACTAACTGTTCTCGCATGAAGATTTGAACCACGAATCCTCCACTCTGTTCTCTTTGCACTCAGGCCAGTGTATAAAAAGTTAGTTGCCTGATAAACATATCCAACGTGACCCTGTGATATATCTGCGTAACTAACAACAATCTTTGGCTTTGGTAACATTCTTAAAGATTTGGAAATTAATATAGAAGATTGGTTTTTAAAGTTATCTTGAAGGCACAACCTATTTAACTCTATAACTTTACTTGAATGTTCTTTACCACAAACACCTTCACAAAGTGAGGGAGATGGTGGTAATCCGTAAGTAATAACACCTATTAAATTCGACTTATCAAAAAGACCAAACGAATCAGTGATATTTGGAATACGTTTTGCGTAATGTTTTTTAAGTAGCCAATTGTAAGTATCACTCGACTTTATAGGTATAACTTTCAAATCACTCATCTCACAGTATCCACTTTACTCTCAATTTACCTACTCCTTTTTTATAATTTAATTATGTTTCAATTATAACAAGACCACTCAGCCAATTTGGATCATAAGTGTATATGTTTATTTTTCTTTTACTTGTTTGCACCCAAGTATTTTGATGACCTATGCCAAATCTTGATCCAACTTTATTCCAACCCATAGCTTTCCAAAAAAAATTACTTTCTAAATCATCCGCACAACCTGCATCAAAAGAAAGTGTTCCTAAAGATTTTCCCCAATTTATAACTTCACTTAAAAGCAATCTACCTCTTTCAAACTTTCTAGCATCTTCTTGTAAGCAAATTTGAGCTATTTTTCCTTTTCGATAAACAGAATTTACTCTTCCAAAACTAGCCAAACAAAACCCAACAAGATCATTATTAACAGTACATACAAATAATTTATCATTACAAACAGGTGACCAACGCTTACCTTTTTTTATTCCTGTAATTGCAGATTCATACGCCATTTTAGGAATAAAACCTAAACTAAGGCTTTCTTTTTTACTAAGGCTAACAACGTATTGAATATCTGTTATTAATGCTTCTCTGACAATTGTTTCTTCCAAAATTGACATTACAGTATCCACTTCACTTCAGTTTTCTTGTTTTCCTTCTTAAAGACAAACCAAGCGAATGCCATGACACCGCCAGACTTAAACGTGCCGTTCAGATTAAATGACAGACGCTTCGAGAATACCCACACAGTCGATGGTGGATGTCTTTGGAAGAACTTACCACGCTTCACGCCCTCTAAGAATTGCAGTCGGACAAGTAACGCTAATTTATCTACACCCAAATCAATTGCCTTCTCAGCAAATTCATGCGCCAAGCTGAAGGGTGGGTTCGTAATAATATTTGGGGCAAGTAACTTCTGCTCCATTAGGAAGTCTACATTAGGTTTACCAAATCCGTAATCAATTAAATCGGTGCTGACTGTCGTGTGGCCTCTCTCTTCTAGAACTTTACAGATAGCACCATCGCCACAGGCAGGTTCCCAAATCTTTTGACTGAAGAACTCTCGGTTCATCAAAGCCTCGGTTGCGTAGCTCGGTGTCGGGTAGAAGTCGTTTGCGTTGCGCTTCCTCTCTCCGTCCGATCCTGTAATCTTTAGTAACGTACTCATTCAGTATCTCCCAATAATGTTGAAATTAGCATGACATTTATTTGATAGCAGTGCAAGTAAAAAATAGTCTGCTTTACATTACTAGTGAAAAGTAGTATACTGATTCGTATAACGAATCAGAAAGGGAGAAACGTTATGAATATTAAACTAAAACCGAGCCAAATTAAAAAGGCTTACAAACTTAACCGCCCTAAGAAGGGTAAGTTTAAAGGGTCTACCCTTTACCGAGTTCATCTAGATGATGGGCATCAAGTGTGCGGCATGAGGTTCGTGTTCGCAATTACTGGCCGAAAGTGGGCGACCTACTTCGTGCCAGTTTATAACATCCGTAAGAGGATGAAGTTGGCTCACTGGAATGCGCTTCAGGCGACAGCGTATAACCTTTAATATAATAGGGGAGCTTCGGCTCCCCACTAACTGGGAGAAACAAAATGGAAAACAACTTTATAATGTCTGGGCTACTAAATGCTAAACCAGCACTAGCTAAAGAAAAAATAATTAGAAACGATAAAGTAAAAGTTAGGCGCATGGTTCGAAAATGCATGAACGTACTCAAGAAGAAAGAGTACGAGCTTGACCTTACAAAAGCTGATGTTGACCGAGCGGTAAGGGTAACTAGGCTTGTTGACAAGAAGTGGTGCAATGGAGCTACTTACGGGGGCAAAAATGTAATTCAGATAAACCTAAGTTACTGGCAACATTCTGACAAACCTCACTACGAGAGAGAGTACAAATCCTATGATGCAGATAAAGTCATTGGCGGTAGACAGGTTAAGAACCTAGAAGAATCTCTTTGGATGACTGTCGCCCATGAAGTTGCACACCACGTTCAATACGCATACTGCCCTCGAATAAAAAGGTTCCGTAAGAACTATCGGAAACCACACGGGGATTGCTTCAAGACAATCTACCGCTACCTAAGAAAAGACTTCATAAACCCTATGCTTGATGCGTAGGGTTTTATTTAAATCCACCCAAGGCTTTCTTAATCTTATCTTCCATGTCAGCCATGAGGTCTTTTCTTAATTGATCTTGAGCCTCAGTCAGTTCATCCTTTAACTTCCTGTTCGCCTTAACAAGATCATCGATTAACGACTGTGTCTCGGCTAGTTTAGTATCAAGGCGATCTACAATCCGATCTCTTCGCTCCTCTGAGCTTGCTATCAGCCCTCGAATAATTGTCACATTATCTGAGCTAACTTTATTTACATCCTCGACTGACTGCCTATTCCTAGCGTCTTGCTTCTCAAGTCGAACCTCTTGCTTGCTTAGATTGGCGTTCAGCTTATCTGATGTCACCTCAATATGATTGTTTAATTCAGCAACATCTTGGTTCAAATCCATGCGTAGGTCGTGGAGGTCAGTTTGGAGATTTGCGGAAATGGCCTTTACACTGTTGATCTGTTCTCGAATAACTGCCGAAGTCGCCTCGTCAACTTCCTTCAAAACCTTGAACTCTTTCTCTACAATTGAGAAGTCTTGCTCAACCATTTTAAGCTCGGCATTTGTCTCGCTGATGTGAGACTCTATCCATCCCATATCAGGGCTGACATATTCCTGTACGGCCTTTTTCATGTCTTCGTAATCTTTGTAAAATTCAAAGACCGCCCAAGATCCACCTGCAAGTGTACCCATCAAAGGTAAGATCCAAATGAGCTTACCGAGGAAACCTTTGCCAGATACCTTTACACCGCCATACTCTATTTCACTACTCATAACCTTCTCCTACTTATATTGTAGCTCTATCATTTCATTCATAGTCTGGCTTCCAGAACCAAAGAATGCAAACGCATTTGGACTAGCCCCCAAGTTACCGTCAGGGATTGACGGCAAATTAGAAAAGAAACCTTGTATATCTTGTAACTGATTTTGATTTAAAAAGAAATCCTTAGCGTTTCCACTGACAACTTGCATAATAATAAGTGTCTTCTGTTGAGATGTATCGTCATAGTAACTTGACTTGGACTTCATCTTCTTAACGATCTTACTTGCGGCCTTCTGTTTATCAGCTTTCTTTTGTTCTTTGGTTTTTACTTTCTTCTCAGGCTCTTTCTTGGCCACGACTATTTTTTCTTTCTCTGGCTCTGGCTCTGGCTCTACTTCCTTTTCCTCAACAACTACTTCTTCTTTTTCTGGCTCTGGCTCGACTTCTTTTTCCGCGACAACTACTTCTTCTTTTTCTGTTTCAACCTCTACCATCTCGCCCTCTTCAGCTTTTTCAATTACAGGAGTTATCTCTGGCTCTGGCTCTGCTATTGGATCGGGAGGTGTAGTATCTATATCTATCTGTGACTCTATCTCAGCCTCTATATTTGTTTCGATTGCATCTACATCTATATTGGTATTTGTATCTGGCATTTCAAATGTGGGGATGTCAGGCATTTCAAACGTGGGGATTTCATCAAAGCCAGACACAATATCATCGATCTCAGCCTCAACGCTATCCATGTCAGAGTAGTCTTCTGTATCTTCATTGATTGGCGTTATCTCAATAAAGCCACCATCCGTCTCTTCAAAATCATTATTACCTATTAAATCCTCTACTAATTCTAACTCGGTATCTCCACCAATATTAAGACTGACCCACTGCTCGACAGTTGTAATAGAGTTCGTAATAACCTGACTAATAACATTATAGACGACCGAAACCTGTGCCGAATCCCAGATTGGCCCCACGGATAATGCCACATCTCTGCCAGCAATTTCGATCTGTAATGTACTGATTGATCCACCAAAGTTCCAACCTCCTGTGTAAACTTGGTATCCGCTTGCCACACCTGCCGCAGATAAAGTGTCCGTACCAGACACTACAACGCTATTTCCGTTTAACGCCCTAATAGAAAATGAAATGGAATCTGCGCTATCCTGTTTATCAACAGATATACTGTAAGATATCTTGCCGCCATTCTCGACATCTAGAGAGCTAACATCAACAGACTGATACCAAGTGGTTCCTGTATTGGCCACTCCGAGCGTTGATGTAAACGTCCCTGAACCTGTAACTTCACTACATTTGTCCGTTCCAAGTGCGCCACAACTTGCCCCAGATCGTTGCGAAGCTGGGCCTTGCCCTCCCCAATCATAATTGGCTTCTCCAGATTTTGCCTCTGAAACAAATCCCTCTGATGGGTCTAGGATGTCGCCACTATCTTCATTCACAACAGAATTTACCTCAGTACGAGTGTCAGTCGTTGTTATCGTTGTAACCCCATCGCCCTCCGAGTAGCTCTCCTCGGTTACTGTCTCGGTAATAATTGTCTCAGTTGTTGGGGTGCATAAACCGACTACATCTGTGGCACAGTTTATATCTGCCTTAGAGGATGAGCAGTATAGTAACAATGCTAAGAAGCAGGCCACCTTTCTTACTGTTTGATGTCTCATCCTTATTCTCTTTCTTAGATTTTTGTTTCTTAGCCTTTTCTCTCAGTTCTTTTTTCTTAGCCTTCTCAGCCGCTTTTTCCTTTTCGGCCCTTACTACATTGGCTGTTTCAATCATTTTTCGAAAGTGACTACCTTCGGGAATCATGGTTGGGTTCTTCATCCACATGACTTTAGCCTCTTCGCCAATCAAGCCCTGATCTAACAGAGAACCAAATGGACAGGTCGTTCCTGCCCTCCACATAGCGTCGAACACACGGCCAGATGGATCGCCACATAGCACAGAAACTGATGCCACGCGCAAACCGCTTTGCCCTAGAACCCTAGCTAATTTTATGCGTTCACAGTTCAAGTCTATTATAGCCTTACCTCTGGCAATGCCGAGGATCTGGGATTGGATTGCTATGGAGTTAGCCGTACCACAAGAATCATTTTGATTAATGTTAACACCTGGCGCACTTGCCGTCCCCACAGATTTATCTATGACAGTTGAGGAAACTGTGTTAGAATCTGCGGCTTCGGCAAAAGAACTAAATACGATGTAAATTATTGCAGACGCAGAAATAAAAAACATTAAGTATGCAATTGCTTTTCTAAAACTCATTCTCTACCTCCCCCAAGTGCAAATATTACTTATTGGGAACACTTCACAATTTAAATTAGCACATGATCCAAGAATTAACAAGAAACACAGTAATCCCCACAAAGAGAAGTCGGGCTTCCACTTAGGTCGCATTACTCGCGGCCAGTATTTTATTAGATGCACTAGGGTTTATTTGTTCTATAATACTTTCCAATGTAGGTGAGTTTTCGCTTACGACTATTTCTGAATTATCTAACCCTGACTGATCTCCTACTTGGTCATCAGATCCTGTTTCTCTGGATTGTTCTAATATTATAACTTCATTTAGACGTTTAATAAGTTCTGCCTCTTGTCGTGAACCTGGTCTTACTGTCGGCAGTTTCATAAGAATATTTCTAGTAGCAGAGGATTCAAAAAATCTTGCTAACCCCCCAATACCAGCATATGCGCCTAAACCTGCGTAAATACCTCCAAGTAAATTTGTCAACACCGAACTGACGATTGGTATTGAAACCATCCCACCGCCTGTTTGCAACACAACATTTGCTTGCCCTGCCCTTTGAGTCATTTCTAAAACACGGCCTAATCCTTTTATAGAATCAAGTTCTTGCTCACTAAACACTATACCCATTTGCTCTGACATTTTCTTTAGTTCTGTTTTGAACTTTTCTGGGCTAGGTATTCCTTCATCAATATTACCTAAAGACTTTCTGTAAAGACTTGATATCATCGCTGTCTTAGCATTTTTCAAACCTGTAGCATCAAGGTTCTTTAAGAGAAGTTTAACGTCTGAAGGTTTCTTACTAAACAAAATTCTAGATACTTCTTCAGGAGATACTTCCCCCTTCTTCATTACTGATTTAAATAATGAATTATCTAACTCACCTATTAACCCAGAAAGTTTAGAGTTCGCAGTTTTCCATCTTTTAGAAGCGGCCACCCCAACATGAGTTTTTATAAAATCTCCCATTTCTTCAATTAATGGGCCATAAATTTTATTTAAAGATGCTTGACCAATTTCTCTTACAGAAGCCATATCATTGCTTTTAAAAGACTCTCCAAACAACTTTCTTAACTTTTCTACATTTGCAAAACTTTGTCCATTAGCAACTGTAAAAGTATTTGTTCCTACACTTTTTGTTTGTGTGCCATTAATTAAAGATTCTTTCCAACCATTTAACGTCTTAATGACTGGAGCTAAATCTGGATTATTTAAACTTTTTAATTGATCTATTTCATCATCAATTACTTTCAGTGTTTTAGTAGCCAACATTGTGCCAGCAGATTCCACCTGTAACTTTGGGTCATTAAGAATTTTGTTTTTTGAATTTGAGGCTTGTTGAAACAATACACCTCTTCTTTTAAAAAGATCTTTTGCAACTGTCTCAATTATCTTAACATCATCCCCTAGATCTACACCCCAACTTTTTGCAAATTCTTGTATTGCATTAATTCTATCTGCCTGTTGTAACTTTCTTATGTCTCCAGTTCCCACAACAGGTACACTTTCAGAAACTATTTGTACCGACTTGCCTGCAAATGTACCTGGTGGCCTAACATCTGAAGTTAAGACTGGAACACCTAGTTTCTCAGCTTCTGAAACAGTTTCCCTAACTCTGTCAGATATAGGAATTGTTCGTTGATTCGTTAACTTACCTGTAAGACCACCTGCGAAAAGTGACGCACCAAATTGAGCGGCTGGCCCATATCCTGCTTCGTCAGTTCCCTGCATTGCCGCCCCAGCAGATCCCCCAGCCGCAGTTTGCTGTAATGGATTAGTAGCCATTATTGAGGCAACTTTTTTAGAGGTTCCTTGTAAAAGTTTTGCAAGTTGAGTTGATATTGATGCGCTACCTCCACCGCCAACTGCCCCTTGGCCTACGACATTTACAATTCTCTCAACTGTATTCTCTGGCTTTGGAACGCCAATACTATCTAACAGTGTAGCCATTTGAGTTGATAGCTGAGGAATGTCTGTGGCTTCATCACCCCTGACAATTTTATCAGCAAGCTCAACAATCACTGAAATAGGATCATAAGCAATACCAGCAATATTAGCTGTACCCTCACCTGCGGCTCTTACAGTTAATCCGAGTTGGCGTTTTAAATCATTTGTGGTGCTTTGTACAAAGTCATTTTCTAAAAGACCTCCTACCTGTTCCTTTGCCCAACCAGCAATCGGAGATAATTTTTCCAACAGATCTGCGTATAAACTTTCCCTTTGATTATCAGGTACTTCTATTTTTTCAATAGTATCTTTTACAATAATTTCTGCGTTATCTTTATTTAAAGACAATGTATCATTTGCTATTTGTTCTAGTGTTCTAATTTTTGGTTCTTCTTCTTTAATAAGACCTTTATCTTCCTCAACACGAAGTGAATCTTCAGAATAAAGATTAGTTAGTTCATTATATCTTTTAGTTGCCGCTACATATTCATCTCTTGTAGAGGTGTCTGGATAACCCTCTATGATAGCCATTAACTTTTTTTGCTCTTGAGAACGGTCTGCCACTTTAATTTCCCCCTGCCGATGGTAAATATGCGTTTCTTTCTGCCTCACTCATTCCTTCCCACATAGCATCTAATGTAACACCTTTAGCGTTTGCCACCTTATATGCACCGCTGTTTAAATAAAAACTAGCTGGAGCAAGTTCAACACCAAAGACATTTGCAGGATTAAGACCATAATTTTTAACTGCCGTACCCAAAGCCAATCTTCTTTCATTTTTAACTTCTGTACCTGCTTCCATAAAATCTTTTGCAAGTTTTAAAAAATCTTTTCTTTGTTCAGGACTTAATATATCCCCTTCTTTAAGTTGCGCGATTTTAATTCCAAGTTGATCTATTGCACCAGCGGTTGCTTGTGCGGCCTGAAATTCACTTTCACGAACAACAGAACCAGGGTCTAGCATTTTCATAAATAGAAACACTGCGGCCATATCTCCAACACCTTTTTTCTCAGATTCTATTATTTCACCTTTATCATTTCTATCTGGTTCTAGTGCCGCTTTTAATTTATTGTAATTAGCTCTAATTTCAGCGTAAGGATAATTAACTTTATTCCATTCAGCCCTTAAATCTTTTTCTCCAGAAAACCTGTCTTTATCCCAAGTGCCTTTGTTTTCTAGGGCTTTAATCTCAACCATAATTGCATTATAAGCGTCACTTCCCACTTTGTGGTCTGAAAGATCTGAAAATAATTTACCTACTTGAGTTTTGGCCTCATTAACAGAATCATTTTTATCATAAGGTAAAACAATTTTCTGAGCATCTATAAATTGTTCGTTAGTTAACAGAACAACTCCATTTTTACCAATTGCAATATTAGGAAATTCTGTCTTAAACTCTTCTATTTTGTTTGTAGGAACTTGATAATCATTAGGGCCACTAGCAGATGAAGTTGTGTCTTTATCATCCTTAACTTCAAACTTTGCGTCTTTAGCGGCTTTTATTTCGGCATTGTTCATAAAATCTTTTACGAATCCTTTACCATCGTTTCTATTAACAAGAACAGATTTATAAGTGCCTGTAGATTTTGCGGTACTAGCAACTTCATAGCCTTTTTTAATTGCTTCATCCGCACTCATGTAAACGGCTTTACCATCCACCATTACTTTAACAGGTGCGCGTGGCGTAACTTTGTCAGGCTTCAAGGCTTTAGCCAGTGAGATAGCCAACGGCCCTGTGGCCTCCTTAGCTTTTCGGTTAGCCTCGACTTGCCGTATATACTCATCGGCAGTAGGCTTAACGGCACTTGCCGCTGAACTTAATACTGTTGATCCTGGTTTTGACGCATTAGCCGCCATATTGGAAAAGAACTGTAGGGCAAGCTCTGCGCCTGATATTTCTCTTGGTTGAGGTGTAAGTGCTTGTGCGCCTTCTATTGCTTGACGCGCTAAGGCATCAGAACCAGCTATGCCTTTAAGAGTACCATAAAGGGGATCGTCTTCTAAATTAGTGTGGCTTACTCCTAAATGCATTACTTATTCCCTTCTAAGTTTTCTTGTAAAGTGCGTAGGCTGATGCCAGTGACCCTAATGCACCAACGCCCTGACCGAACACGCTCGGAGCTTGGGCATACTGTTGCGCCATGTTATATCCGTAATTCTGAGTATTGTAGGGAGTTCCCTGAAGCGTTCCTGACGCAAAGTTAATTTGCTCGTAAGGATACTGCCTCTGATCTTGGTAATCAGCGTAAGCCATATCCAAGGCCATTTGATCTAAACGCCTCTTGGCCTCACCTGTTGTAATAAGCCCTGCCGCTGTCTGCTCTCGCAAACCTTGAACCATTGGAGCCATATTTGCAAAAGTCTCTTGCTGTCTTAACCGAGAAGCCTCGTCAGTCTCGTAGCCTACTCTGGCCGCATCTTCTGCGCTAAATCGAGCCGCCCTGTCCGTATCAAATCTATTTGCCGCAAAGCCTAGACCTTCAGCGGCCGCCCTTGACCTTAAATCACCTGCCGCTTGCGCTCCCTCAGAACCGAGCATAGCCTCCGTAATGCCAAGCCTTGAACCACCGAATGCTCCACCTCTAGCCGCATTAGCCCTAGCCATGTTCTGTTGGGCAATTGTTTGATCGCCAATTTCTCTGACTGCCGCATCTTGCGCCCCTTGGTAAATGTCCAAGAAGGGTTGCGCTGATTCTAATGTAAAGTCATCGCCAATAAGGTCTGCCCTTGAAGTCGCCCCATATCCTCGCCCTAAGCCACCTGCCAATTCAGTAGCCTTATCGATATAGGGTTGGTATTCGCCTGCGGAACCTGCAAGCAAGTCTGCCGCCTGTTGCTCTTCAGGAGTTAGCTTAGAGCCATCGTAGCTTGCTATACGTTGACCTTTGTAAAGAGGGTAAGGAGATTTTGCTAATTCTGCGGATTGTTCGAATAAACTTCTACCTGCCGCAGAAACCCAAGCTGGGAGTGTTGTACCGCTTACTGTCTGACCTGAACTGGGTAGGTTGATCGTTGAACTTGCACACATTGCACCCATTTTATTTGACCTCCGTATATAGTGATCCTGCCTTTACAAGACCCAACCTTTTGAAAAAACTGTCTTTCCGTTCGATGTCACCTGAGTAGACATGTCCAAGTTTGACTATGACACTAGCCTCATTTCCAATTTTAATAAAGGCTTTTACTAATTTTATTGCAATTTTAGAGTTTCGGCTTTCTGGTCTTACATAAAACCAGTAGTCTCCTAAGTATTCTTCGCTCGACCACCAGTCGGAACCTAACATCCCACCAATTGACCCAACGATCTTTCCCTTGATCTCGGCAAGAAGTACAACACCATCATGTATAGCTGAGTTTATTGTATCTAAAAGTTTCTTTGTGTTTATCGGAGACACTTTTATTTCTGTCTCAGAATGCATCTGCTTCAACAGATTAAAAACTTTAGATACATCAAATGGTGTTGCCCTTCTTAATTCCATCTACATGCCACCCAGTGCGCCCATTGGAGGCTCTTCCATTGGCATTGGCTGTTCCATCTCGCCTTGAACTTTATCTATGATTTCACCAAGTTCAGGGAGAACCTTCATTAAGACTTGAGCCACTTCAGGTGTAATTGCCCTGTCGAGCAATGACAGTTCTTCCTGTGACATGTTAGCTATACGAGACATTAGAACAATTTCTATTTCCTCGTCAGGCTCCATTAGTGCGCCCCTCGCTTCAGGTGGCATACCTTCTAGTAAGTCCTGATTAGAACCCTCCATAGGCGGCATATTAGCCCCCTCCATGCTAGGCATAGGTGGGCGTTCACCCATCATGGCCTCTTCCATCATCATTTCATCTTCTACGGCCATTTTATATCTCCTTTGATTTGTAAAGTATTGACCAGTCTGACTTCTTGCAGAGCAATCCGACAGACCAACAAATCGGCTCTAAGATTTTCCTGTATACTTTACCTAAGTAATCAGGCTTATCTCTTTCACCATAAATATACGCAATCTCGTTAGCCCTGTGTCCTGCGACATGCTTCCAGAACTTAACGAACTTACCTTTACGCATTTGTTTAACCATCCACACTGCCCAGACATGGTAGCCCCTGACATGTGTTGGCGTTAGGTAATCTCTTGTAAATTTGTAATCAAGTAGTACATGCTTTCTGTCCAGTATCCCCTGACGCATAAGCTCATTGCAGATAACTCGACCTCCTAATGCACCGCCTAATATTGTTCCTACACCTGCAAATAATGGGTTAGTTGACCCAAACATTGAACCTATTGCAGATCCTAAATATTTTCCTACTCCTGAACCTACGGCTCTTTTTGCGGCTTGCTTAGGTTTCTCACCTGCCAACAGAGATGCACCGAATACGCCAAGACCTACTCCAAAAGCAGTGGGTGTACCGCCTTCGCCCACAAAGATATTGCCAGACTTTTCTGTAGGGTCAAATTTTGATTTAAGGTCAAAACCAACTTCACTATATCTTTCTGGATTAGCTTCAATTGCCTTAAAAGCCTCACTACCGCCCTCAATAACTCCAGATTTATTATATCCACCTAATTTAGAAAGTTCTTTTGTTAAAAGTCTTTGTTGAGAAGTTTTAGGATTTTTTAATATATCACGAAAACTTGATGAATAAAGATCTCCCTCCAAATAACCTTTTGGCTTCCCACCAAACTTAAACATATCGCCAACAGCACCTGACGTTTTATCAAGGAAATTACCACCAGATTGACTTCCATAAGAATCTAGGAAAGTCTTAGTTACTAAAGGTGCGCCCACACTTACGGCTGTACTAGCAAGAACACTGCCCCAACTTGGTAAGTTCGCATTAGGGTTTGTCGCGTTAGCCTGTTGAGCCATTCGCTCGTATTGATCAACTAATGCCTGTTGATTTGGGTCTGTACTGTCAAACGTGACTTCACCTGTCTGCACCATCTTAACAAACTCAAAAGGATCAGAGCCTGCCATTCCGTAATTCATAAGATTACCAGTTGGCGTTTGCGACTGTAACTGACCAACTGGAACTGTTGTTGTTATGTTTTCAAGTGCCATCGTAATCTCCTAGCTTATCTCTAATATACTTGCCACAACGTGTAGCCTATTTGCGGTTGCCGCAGTTACTTTTAGTATTTCACCTTCTTCGACAACAAGAGGTGCAGTTAATAATTCGACTGTCGTATTAGCACCAACAGCCTTAACTTTAAATAAACTAAACACTGCGGCACTTGCATTTGTTATTGTCACAGTGATTGTATCTGCGTTGCCTGAGTCTTCACTTACCAAAATACTCTTCACAATACTAGTGGTAGCATCAGGAGCAGTATATAAAGTTGTAACACTCGTTGCCGTAAGATCTAATTTTGCATTTTTATAATTATTTGCCATTACGCCATAAACCACCCTGCCGCTTCAGCTTTTTCAGCCGCATTATCAATACTAACACTCTGAGCAAAGTAAGTTGCCTGACGCTCTAGCTCTATAGTGTTTATCAATCTTCCCATGTAGCCCTGAGTATACTCATTAGGAGCCTGAGGTAATCTTACTAACTGTAAAGGTGCGCTCATCTTAAACCATCTACTTTTGCGTTAATTCTAAATGTACCCATTGACCAATCATCATCAGTTCCTGTGCTGTATACTTTCATTGCTATCTGACGACCCTTTGCCCGTGTCGATACTTTTTGTGTTGAGCTTGTTATTGTAAACGGCCCCTTCGTGACCTCAGTGGCATTAGGATATTTACGAGTATTAAGATCTACATAAAGATTTGTATCAGAAGTCATTGTAACATCTGGAATAACTTTATCGACTAAATATAAATTTTCACCATCTTGGGTTATTTCACGGGGAGATGATTCGACATACGCACTCATAGCCGAGCCATTCGCAGAAGTTCCAGTTTCGTGATTGTAAAGATACCCATCAGGATCAAAGGCAAATGGAACTTTCCTAAATCCAAAGCTATCTAGCCAAGCTGTCCTATCCATTGCTCCAATAGACCAAGCATTTTCAAGGTAATTAAACGTCACATAAGAGTCTGGCTCTGGGTTTAAAGTGCCTGCGGAATTATCATTGCTTACATAAAACCACGTTACCTCTTTAAACTTTTTATTGTGAGCTACAATTGTCTTATCAATAAAGTCTCGCTGTAATCGGTCAAATACAAAATATTGAACCGAGCATGGTATTTCTTTTACGACACCATCATAAGTAAAGAAGTTAGTCCTACCCATCCAATAAACATTACCATCAATATTAATCATTGTGTTAATGCCTGCCGCACCTGCATTAGTCGCCAGTAGTCTGAAGCTAAATATAAATGGAGGGCCGACAAACGTCATACCATAAATAGCTTCGTCTGTGGATATAATAGTTTCTTCACGAGATGAAACCATAGTAATAATTTTTGTACCAACTTGAAGCCTTTGATCACCTGCCGTATTTGTTGCAGTCGGCCCCCACTTAGTAAAATCTTCTTGAGTAGACCACCTGACAAGCATCGGATCAAAATTTCCTGAACTATAATCAGAACAACCTCCTGCAATATAGTGTCTATCTGGAAAGCTAATTGTACTCACTCTGACTAAAGCAGGAACGCTAGTAGCACCACTTTCGGCTGAAACTAATGATGCCCTTGTACTTGTTCCGACAGAAGTATCCCAATAATATAAAGCACCACCACGAACAGTGGCTATGAGGTCTTCGCCCCATAAATCTAAATCCCAAGATGAATTATCTAAAGATATGTCTGCCTCAGAAGTGGCTCTAGGAGTACCCCAAGTAGATTCACCCCAACCACCTGCTCCCCAACCAAGGGCAGGCGTTGCAGATTGTGCGCCCAATCCTGCATCAGACCCTATTAAATAAGTCAGTACAGATACGAGTCCACCGCCTGTGGCTGTACTACTTGCGGCTGAATCCAACGTAATTGTGTATGTATTTGTCGTTACATTATCTATTTGATAACCAGCCATTCTATTTAAAATATCTGTAGAAACACCGCCAGTAGCTGTTGCACCACTTATAACAACAAAGTCTCCGTTTTTAGCTCCGTGAGAATTATCTGTAATAGTGACTGTTGTTGTGCCATTTGTGGCTATTGGGTTAATTAAAACTCTAACAATAGCTGTTGTATCGCTGTGAGTTGCGGCTGAAGTAGAATTGGTTCCCCTTGTGCAACCTGTTAAATCAGCACCACTAATACCTGTGTAAGTTATTATTTCGTCATCAACTTTAAAAGCACCTGCGGATGGAAATCCTGCCACTGAAGCAATTGTTATTGTTGTTTCACTATTATCAAGTGCCTCAGCTAAAGCACCTGCCTGAGCAGATGTATCTCTAGCAGGTGTAATATCGTAAAGAGAATTGTCTTGAATTATGTAAAGATGATTGTGAGTGCCAACAGCTATTCTGTCTTCCCCATCTGTAATTCCCCTCCAGAAAACCATTTTACGGGCAATACCTTGAATGGTTGTCTCTGTGTCAGTAACAGCACCTGCCGTTGTTAAACCTGTTATTGTATCTTTAACCCAGCCACCTATTTTAGTTGGGTATCCGTTTTGAAAACGAATTAAATTACTGTCCACCCAGAACGGCCCATTCTTTCCTGCGGAATACTCAGTAATGTCTTTTACAACTCCTGGTTTAAATTGTAATAATTGTAGTGTCATATTTAATCCATCATATCCAGTGCGGCTTCTAGTGTCTCTTTATTTCTTCGTGACCAACCTCGGCCAAATGTATCGAATGTACTTAACCCTTCGTAGAATGCCTGTCTCTCATGGTAAAGTTTTTCTATTAAATCTTCCGCAGAACAATTACTAACCAAGCCAAGTGTAGTAGGCCCGATAGCTCCATCTTGATCTGCGCCAACAATTTTCTGTAAAGCCTTAGCCGCTCTGCCTGATCCTGAGTTTACAGCCCAATCAAAAACAGCAAAGTCTAATCCAGAATCAAGTGAATTACATTTACACCGATCCCAGTAATTACGCTTGTAGATTAGGGCGACATCTTCTTTTGTAAGGTCGCGCATTTCTTGCTCAGAAACTTCACGCTCAACCCAATCTTCGTACACTTTCTTAGTAACACCTAGATTAGTAATACCTCCAGGATCATCTGGGTGGTTAACAAAACCGCCCTCATGTTCCAAAAGCATTTCTAGAGAGTGATCGTAATTTTTATTCATTATACTTTCCTTGCTTTATCGATAGCCCTTGACCCAAACCAGAAAGCTAGAATAGCCGCAAATATTCCTTTTGTTTCATCATCCCATAAAACTTGTATGGCCTCGGCAAAATTAGTTCCAGATTTCAGAGCTTCCATGAGTAGTGTTATTTCAATAGTCGCAAACAAAAGAAAGAATGCGTATGTGATTACAGGACGCACAGATTTTTGCAATCCAGCTATAAATCCTACACCCTTATTAATAGATATATCATGTTGGATAAGTCGATCATGTTCTTTGTCGGCTCCCATTGTTTCATACATTTTAAGATCTTGATCGTAGCCAGAAGCTCTTAGCTCTGCCATAGCTTTCATCTTATCTAGTTCATGCTTGTTATCTTGCTTCCTAGCAAAAGAATCTGTAATTGCTGGAACGGCTGAACTTGCAAAACCTAAGACTGTTCCTAATATTGATAACATCATACTCCCTCCCTATTTCATTTTGGTTTTAGATATTGCCGAGCCTGTTATGTATGCCGCAACAATACCAGTATTAGCAATTAAGAATGTAGATAATACAGGCGATATAGATTCCATTCTGTCTAAAGAAACTATAGGCAGTAACAACAACGCCACTGCTACAATTGAAACAGCCATAGAAATTATTGCCATTAAGCGTTGGGTATCAGCTTGATTATCTTCATTTTCTAGGCGAACAAAAAAAGCATGTTTTGACATTTCTGAGTCTGTAATTACTCCATCCCCGTCAGCATCCGCTACTGCGTACTTGCTATCTGTTTGAAGTTTCTTCGTCATTTACATTCTCCAGAGCATACCTGCAAAAAGAACAATCATAGTTCCTGCACTTCCTATGAGTATAGCCTCAATTCTTTTTATTCTCAAAATTGTTTCTTTCCACCTCTCTTCAAGTTGGACTTCTACAACTGTAACTCTCTTATCCAAATCTACCATTTTCATTGATCTTCTTCCCAAGTTAAATCTTTATCTGCCTTATCATCATCAGACCAAATAACCCAGTTCCAAGGATGAGTTGTTCCATCTTCATCTTTCCAAGATCTGCCAACTTTTATAATTCTTCCATCTTTGTATCTCCAAGGCATTTTATAATCTCCTATCGGGCATTTGAATATTTAAATGGCTGTTTGGCAATAGCCCAATACAAGTAAGTGCTTCCGTCTGCATTAAGATTTGCATTA